GGATCTGGAAGTCAGCCAACAGTTGTATCTCGGGCTTGAGATTGTAGGTCCACAACAACACCACTTCACCACCACCGGCTGGGTTGCGGATGATTTGCAGTTTCTTTGTGACCGGATTCCAAGTGTAATTTAAGAATCCACCAAACATTCTAGCAGCCAATTCCACATATTGACTGTAGAAATCGTATGTGGCCAGACCACCCGATTGGTTGAAGTTGATCAAGTACACATTCATCGTTGCTTGACTGAATGGATCAAAGTTTGAGCCCATGGGTCCTGATGCTATACCAAAGGTGCGTTTGAAGATCTGTCGCACACTCTGCACTTCCTGCGGCAAGGTATAGATGTTTTGCTGGTTTACCAACTGCATGAAGCTGTATGACTCTTCATACGCAGCATTAGCCCGCTGGCGGTAAGTGCCAATGGTCTTTTGATATGCTGCTTCAAAGTGAGCCGGGTCCAGTTCAATGTCAATGATCTGGCTGCCCAATTGCAGGCGCACATACTCAAAAAGGTTATTTTTGAGTGTTACTAGGTCTATTGGTTGTTGTTCTTGCATCAGGGACTCCGTCCCTGATATTTAGCACATTACCAGACCTTGAGGATGATCAAGTGGTCGTTGCCACGCCCGTTCCATTGGGTCTCTGTGGTGCCTAACTCTTTGAAGATCTTTCGTGTGGCCGGCTTGCCTGCTGCCAACAGTGCTTTCAGCGTCTCTGCTGGCTTACGCAGGGTTTTCTGTGAGCTTGTGCCGGTGTCAAAGCCAATCACAGCAGAGCTCTTCACTGTGAAGTTGCCACGATGTGCATCGCCAACCACATGGATCAGTTTGCGTTTCACAGTGTCGTACAGCCAGGCTTCTGTGGCATCTACCAGTTTCACAGCAGGCTCCGACACCAGTTTGAGATCTGGAAATGTCTTGAGATACTTGAACTTGGCTGTGACTTTTTCAGCACTCACTGCTTTCTTGGCCCGTGGCTTGCGTTCCACTTTCTTGATCTGCACATAGTTGTTGCAGTCAGTTATCACTTGCTCAGCAAACTTTACCAGTTGCTTGAGTTGGGTTTTGGTTAGATAGCCGTAGCCTTCTACCAACTGTGCATCCTTGCCTGCTACCACTGCTTCTAGTTCAGTCAAGTGGTTTTTCCAGATCTGCTGGATCTGATGGATCAACTGTGGTGCTACATTGTGTCCACGAATGATGGTGATGGGTTGGAACTGTGCTGACATCTTAGCACCAGCGGCAATGAAGTCGTCGAACAAGCCTTCGATCTCACCGGCGCATTCCGACGCTTTTTCTTTCAAGCGATCTTGGATAGTAGGGCCAGCAGGTTTTGCTTCCACTGCTTCTGTGGGTTCTGCTTGCTTTTCTGCCAACAGTTCTAGGATCAAGTTGTCCAGTTTGATCTGTTCCTGATCTGTAAGTTCCAGACCCATTGTGGTCATGCGGCACAGCCAGCCTGTTGTGAGGCGAACTTGGCTGTCAGGCAGGGTGCGGATACGGCGAGCGTCCTTGGTGCGATTGTGTGCATCCAAGTAAGCACCAATAAAGTCCTTGGCATCTTTTTTGCCGTAGAAATAGTTATACCAGCCAAATGCATTGCTGAACTTGCTGGAACGGTTTTCTGTGGGTTGCACACGCCATTCAGGTTCGTTGCCAACATATTTTGTGTCAGGGCTGCGAGGGTTCAGTGCTTTGACATTGGTTTTTGCTGCTAGGGTTGCCATATGTGTCCTTACTTAGTTGAGGGGAGATCTCTTACCGCGTCAAACAATCTGCTGGCACGGCTGAGGTCAAAGTTTTTATGCCTATACATGTAGGTGCGCTTTCTTTCTGCGATTTCCAGTGCTGCTGCCAGTTTCCATTTTTCATCAAAAGTGGCTTGCATTATAGCACGACTCATATCTTGTATGTCTATGCTGTATTCTACCCATTTTTCCGTGGCTTTGATCTTGTCGTAGGGAACTACGGCTTTGCTACGATTTGCAGTAGAATATTTTGCAACAAAGTTTGCTACACGCATTCTCTCACCTTTTTAGTGGATAAGTGTGTATTATAGCACACTATGATTTTTTGGTCAAGTCCGCGCACATGAGCACAAAAGTCATGTCTGATTCCTTGCGGAACATGATGTAGTAGGGTGCGGATTCGCTATATCTCCGTTTTCCAAAATATCCAAGCCAATCAGAGTTCAGGGCCGACCAGCCGCTGGTCAAGCGGGCTTGACAAATCCGTTCAATCTGGGAGATTTTGTCTTTATGATCCCACCAGCCATTGAATCGCAGGCCGGCTTCGTACCCGGCTTCTTTATGCGGTTTGTATCTGCGGTCTAGTTTTATCACTTTCATGCCAGTATTATAACTGAAGCAGACTTTCTGGTCAACCTGCCCATAAATACAGCACTATGCCAAGACTCAGTCTATACCGTCCCAATCGCACCGCGGATTACCGTTTTTTCGATCGCACAATATCCGAAATGTACACAGTCGGCGGTGTGGACATGTATTTGCACAAATACTTGGGGCCGCTCACCAACGACAATACCGGCAACAACGATGCTACCTTGCCCAAATACGACTCAACCAATCCGCTGTTTATCGAAGACCTGCTGCTGTTAGAAAACCGTGATCGAGCATACGATAACGATATCTATGTCATGCGCGGTGTGTATCGCCAACAGGATATCGACTTTGATCTCACCCAGTTCGGCTTGTTCCTGAACAACGATACCTTGTTCATCACATTCCATTACAATGACATGATAGATACCATGGGGCGCAAACTCATGAATGGTGATGTGCTGGAACTACCCAATCTCAGAGACTACAATCCCTTGGACTCGGCCATACCCAGAGCATTGCCCAAATGGTATGTGATCCAGGATGCGGCGTTTGCTAGTGAAGGTTTTAGCCAAACTTGGTTGCCCCACCTGTGGCGGGTGAAGGCCACACCCATGGTCAACAGTCAAGAATTCAATGAGATTACCAAACAGCCTTTTGAACCTATCAACATCTGGGATCCAGGCAATTTCTATCCAGGCGGTGTCACAGTGCTTTCAGGCGATACTTACTATACATCAACCAAGAATGTGCCACCGGGCACAGATATCAACAATACGGAATATTGGACCTTGGTTACTAATCCTACCACCATTGAAGATCAACAAAGCACACGACCTAGAAATCTGGAGATCAACGATGCTATCCTGGCTCAGGCCGAAGCAGAAGTGCCCACATCAGGATTTGATGTTGTGAAATTTTTCATTGTTGCTACCAATCCAGATGGCACACCTGCCAACCCTGAATCTGCCAGTTACACCGCAGACTACACCATCACCGACGCCAGCCGCACAGTGGCCAACCAAGGCATCACACCCACTGCTGATGGATACACCGCAGGTTATCTAACCGGAGATGGAGTTGCGCCCAATGGCTTGCCTGTCACAGCCGGAGTTAATTTTCCGCCCAACCCTATCGCTGGACAATTTGCGTTGCGTTTGGATTACTTTCCCAATAGATTGTTCCGATTCAGTGGCAGAACCTGGATCAAGATTGAGAGCAAGGTACGAACCAATCTCACTCCCGGATCCACTAACGATACTTTACGTTCGAGTTTTGTAAACAATACATACACAGTGAATACCACGGATCTTGGCAATGTACCTAGCCGTCAGAGCCTGAGTGAAGCTCTTGTCCCCGATTTAGCAAATGGTGATCAAGGTGGTAATCTGCCTGCCAATCCGTATCCGCCCACACAACCATTCCAGAAATCCAGTTAAACATGAGCCTTAAAGAACTCACAGCACATCGACATCGAGAAGCAGAAACCACACAGTTCATGAAATCTGTGTTTGCAAAAACCCTACCACGCGATCATTGGGTGGACTTTACCTATCAAAAAACATTGTTCTACAGCACAATCGAAACCGCAGCAACCCAGCATGGTCTGATGAGTGACCTAGAGCCCATGCGTAGATCAGCATTGCTTGCACAAGATTATGAAGAAATGGCAGGTGGTGCTCGTGAATTCAAACCTGCGGTGCTAGAATATCATAACTACATACAAACACTAACTGACCCTGTACGAATCATGGCACACTTGTACACATGGCACATGGGAGATTTGTTTGGTGGACAGATGATTAAAAAACTTGTGGATGGCCCGCACAGCAGTTTGGATTTTTTAGATCCCCCTGTGTTGATCGCAGCCATGAGAAGCAAACTATCCGACAACATGGCTGAAGAAGCCAACATTGCCTTTGATTGGGCAATACAAATACTAAATGAATATGACCACTAATCTTTGGCAACGAGTCCTGAAAGTAGCAGAGTTCTTTGAATCACGATTCAAAGAAA